CGGCGCGGAGGAATAGATCAGCTTAAGCCGGGAGACTATAGAAAACGATAGAGGGCAGCAGATGAAGCTGTTCAATAGAAGAGGACTCTAAACGTCAGTGCCTACGATATGGCACACGTCCGTAGGAACGATAGTCCTACAGTATCGTGACCGCGACGAGACGGCGGAGAGGAAGAGAGAATGGCAGACGAAAAGACTCTTGAACAGCCATCCGATAAAGAGCTGTTCGACACGGCAACTGCGGCACTCGAGCCGCCTCCGGTAGAACCGGCAGCGTCCGAGCCGGAGCCGGAACCACCACCTGCACCACCTCCAGTCGAACCGCCAGCGGAGCCCACTATTCCGCCCTGGCGACTCCGAGAGGAGGCCGAAGCTCGAAGAATGGCCGAAGACCGCGCGCGGATGCTCGAAGCGCGTCTGAACGAGGTCGCGGCTCATATCCAGCAAAACCAAAAGCAGCCGGACTTCTTCGATAATCCTGACGCAGCGACACAACAGCTGATAATGCGGACCCTCCAGCCCTACGCCGAGGAAACTCGACGAAACTTGATGTATATGGGCAAGATGGTCGCTGCGGCAAGGCACGGTGAGGACAAGGTGGAGGAAGCCGAACAGGCCTTCTTGCAGGCCCGTGCGGCAGAGAGTCTCGACCCCGCTGACTACGAGCGAGTAGTTCAGTCGCCCAACCGATACGATGCAGTGGTACAGTGGCACAAGCGCCAGTCTGTGCTGGCCTCGGTCGGCGACGATCCGAACGCTTGGTTTGAGAGGCAGCTTGAAGCCAGAATGGCTGATCCTCAATTCCAGGCCAAAGTACTCGAAAAGGTCCGCGGAAGTGCTGCCACCAAACCTTCTGAAGTTAGGCTATCGCCAACGCTCTCGAGGACAACGGCCGCAGCGTCTAACGCCGGTGCGTCTGTTGGAGACCTGAGCAACGAAAGTTTGTTCGCCTACGCGTTGGGCGACAAGCGATAAGTATGGTCCTGACCGAAATGGTCACGACCATACAGTTTTAAGGAGGGGATACAGCTATGGCTGTGTCAACTATCGAAACCAACAACAAACTCATCCGGTTTACTCAGGAGATCAACCGGGAGTTCGTTCGCGAGAATATGTTCTCTCCGTACCAGGGGACCGGCCTCACTGCAATCATCCGCATGAGGCAGGAACTCAAGTCGGGCGGCGAGGACATGAATATCCCTCTGGTCACACGCTTGACTGGGGCGGGAGTTGCTACTGAGACTCTGGTAGGTAACGAGGAAAAGATCGACAACTACGGGATGCGGGTTCGCATCGAGTGGGCACGTCACGCCGTCGTTACTATCAAGTCCGAACAGCACAAGGACTCGGCCGATATCTTCGGTGAGGCCAAGCCTCTGCTGAGCGACTGGGGCAAGGAACTACAACGCGACGAGCTGATCGCTGCGCTGATGGCCCTTCCCTCTGAGACTCTTCCTGCCTCTTCGGGTGGGGTGAGAGTTAACGGCATCCAATACGATCTTGCGACCGCGGCCCAGCGTAACACCTGGAACGCGGACAACTCGGATCGGGTGCTCTACGGCGCAGCAACGTCAAACTTTAATGCTACCCACGCGACTGCGCTGGCGACCATTGATACTGTCAACGACAAGTTCACCGCTACGAATCTGTCGTTGCTGAAGCGGATCGCGATGAATGCGAACCCTCGTATTCGGCCCCACAGGACCGAGGACGGGTATGAGCACTTCGTCGCCTTCGCCGGAACTAACGCGTTCCGCGATCTCAAGATCTCTCTTGAGACTATCAACAAAGACGCCAGACCCCGTGAGGGCAGTGGCGTCTCCAAGAACCCGATCTTCCAAGATGGTGATCAGATCTACGACGGCGTGATCGTCAGGTGTGTACCTGAGATTTCGCAGTTCGTAACCAACGTCTGGACTACTCTCTTGACAGCGGGTACTACGTCAGCCCGAGTCGAGCCCGTGTTCCTGTGCGGTCAGCAGGCAGCGGTCTTTGCTTGGGGGCAGATGGCGAAGCCGACGTTCCGTAAAGAGGACGACTACGGTTTCATCACTGGCACAGGCATCGAGATGGCCTATGGCGTGGCGAAGATGTTCAAGAAGCACCCGAACACAAGCTCCGTCCTGAAGCAGTGGGGCGTTGCGACCGGGTTCTTCGCGTCGGCGGCCGACTAGGAGGCACACCAATGACAACCTCTCTAAACAGCAGCGTGCCTGCTCGAGACTACGCCAGCGCACAACTGGTCCACTACCTCCGCAAGGCTATCAACGTCCTCACAACGCCTGCCGCTACGGTTGTGAACATTGGTACCCTCCCTCCAGGCGCTCTGGTGCTCGCGGGGCTCAGCGGAGTCTTCGTAACAGCCGACTTCACAGGGACTACGAACGTTGTGGACATCGGCTACGCCACGGATGGTGTCACCTCTGCGGATGGCGACGCCTATGCTACCGACTTGACCCTCGCTCTCACGACCGGAGGTTTTGTCGCTATCGACGAGATGGCGGTGGCCACTGGCCGCCCCCGTACCTTGGAGACCAAGATCACCGCGACCTGGGCCGGTACTGCAAGTACCGGCGCATTCGAGGTGATTATCGCTTACGTGCCTAATCGCTGACTCGACTGCCCAGTGGGTATGTACAGCCCACTGGGCCATTTTGGAGGAGAGAAGTATGCGACCGATGGAAGTTCCTATCAAGCGGGCTGATGGTAACGACGAGGCTGTTGCCTTGTTGGAGCGTTGGCTCAAGCGTGCCAAAGAGCACGGACAGATAGGCTTTGTAGGACTTGTGGCGTGCGAGAACCTCAAGCATGTTGTATCTGACTATGGCGGGGCGTTGCAACTGTCGTTCGTGGCGAACTGGGGACTGGACACGCTGAAGTATCAACTGCTGTCGCGGGCACATTCTCACTATGAGGCGCCACTGGAGCCCGCGAATCTCGCAGAGGCCGATCGTATCTGCTACGATATCTCGGCTGGACCAGCCTGTTTCGATTTCATTGCGTGGCTCGTGCTCGCCGAGATGGTACGCAAGATGGCCGGGGCGCCAGCGCCACTAAAGGTGGGCTTCAAGATGCTCAACACCGCCCAAGAGCGCTCGCTTCATGAGCGCGAGCGGGAGCCGTTCTACAAGAACGTGATCTTCCCATCACTCAGTTTTGTCGGGGCTGTACCCGACGCGGCGTCTAACAACGCGCCAGTGATGGAGAAGTATACTCTTCGCCCGGTCGTGGAGCTGGCTTCAAAGGGTGTCGAGGTGCCACTGTTGAAGCCGAGCGCAGCTGCAGTGTCTATGACCGACACCTGGCTCTATTCCGGCAAGGACAAGCGAGCCCCGATCACAATCACTCTACGCGAGACCAAGGGCAAGCACGACTTCCGCAACTCGAACATTGACGAGTGGCTCAAGGTCGCTGAGTATCTTGAGGGCAGGGGCGAGCGAGTGATCTTTATCCGGGACACGGCTCTCGCTCGCGAGCCGATCACTGGATACCAGACCTGTCCCGATGCCGCTCTGGACATCCACGCCCGCCTTGCCTTGTACGAGGCGGCCAAGTGCAATCTGTTCGTCAGCAATGGTCCGTGGATGCTGGCCTTGCACGGGACTCGTCCCTGGCTGATGTTCGTCGAGACCAGTCCAATGTCAGCGTTCTTTCCGGAGACTCCACAGTTCTGGATACAGTGGCACGGAGTACACCACGGGCAGTTCCCATGGTCGCTACCATCGCAGCGGATCATCTGGGAGCGTGATGACTTCGGGAATATAAAAAAGGCCTGGGAAGAACTGGCGCCTATGCTACGAACGCAGGAAGCTGCGGAATGAAAAAATCCACACTAACAACCATATCGAGAGGAGACTAAGATGAGTGATAAGTTGCACGTTCCGCCCTCACAGCAATCGGCCCAGAGGCCTGTGCCAAAGCCTGGAGAGCCAGTGAACCCTACAAAGGGCATTCTGTCTGATCCGAGGCCTGTAGAGCCTCCAGCCCCGATCAACGCTGAGCCCAAGGCCAGGGCCGAGTCAGCACCGATGGTGACAGAGACTCAAGCAGCAGAACAGAAGCCACTGACGACCCCCGCCAGGACACCTAGGAGAGGTTAATGACCATCTTCTCGTCAACACAGCCAAGCATACGTGCTCGGATCATCCCTAAGTTCCCGGCGCAGGTTGTCGCCGGGAACGGGATCACTATTACTAAGAGCGGTCTGGTCTATACGTTCGAGGTAGCTAATCAGATCGGCGGGGCGGATACCCAGGTTCAGTTCAACGATGGAGGCGTCAACGGTGGAGATAGCACCTTCATCTTTAACAAGACCACCAACGTACTGACTGTCGCTGCTATCACAGTCACTGGTAACGCGACTGTCGGAGGTATTATCGAGGCAGGAGTGACTGTAAAGACCGCTCCAACGACAGTGGCTCTGCTACCCGTGGTCGGTACTAAGGGCAGAAGAGCCTTCGTTACCGACGCTAATGCGACCACGTTTGCTTCAGTGGTCGCTGGTGGGGGTACTAACAACCTGCCAGTTTACGACGATGGAACCAACTGGAGGATCGGATAGTGGATATCACAAAGACCCGAACCGAACTGATCCAAGAGGCCGCTGACAAGCTCAAGCTCGTGGGCACCGGGCAGGCACTCGAAGCCGAATACTCTGACAAGCTCGATGGCAACGTAGACCCGCTGTTCATGCAGTTGGCCTCGGATGGCATCTGTGAGGTCGTTAACGATGGACAGATACCAAGCGAGTGGTTCGACGCCCTCGCAGGACTCCTGGCCAACATCTGTGCCCCGCTCGGCGGCACAGCGTTCGACCCCCGGATCAAAGAGTACTACGAGATGCAACTCAAGCGGGTGACCTCGACTCGACCGAGCTATAATGTTATGGAGAACGAGTACTTCTAATGCCTGTGAGCATCATCTTTCCGCCGTCTTCGGCACCCGGTATCCGGCCTCAGGAGTCCGGTGGACGCCTCATCAATGCTTTTGCTGAGAAGGCTCCCGTCGGAGCCCCTTCGCAGATAGTTCATCGACGCTCGCCGGGGCTATTCAGGGTGGCAATGGCCGTTGATAGTCGAGTACATACGCGAGGCTTTCTGGATATTGGATCGGAGGTGCTATGGATACTGGATAGTAGGGTTGTTAAGTTCAACTCGGCCTTTACAGTCTCAGATGTTGGAGCCCTTACAGGAACCGAGCCAGTGACTGTGGCCCGTAACAACGCGGCTACGCCAGATAACGTAGTGGTCACTGATACCGGCTGTTTCAATCTCTTCAGTGCTTCCGCTCCAACAGCGTTCGCGGATGCGGATCTCCCTGGATCACCGACGAGCGTTTGCGACTTTAATGGCTACTTCGTTTGGTCCTTTGCAGATGGAAGGATTTTCGCGTCGAACCTTAACTCGGTATCGGTATCGGCACTGTCTTTCAACACCGAGCAGGGGCTGAACGTTCGCAGGGTTGTACGCTACGCAGGACGACTGTATGCCTTCGGAGATAAATGGACAGGGGTTTATAGGGATGCGGGCACCAGTCCGTTCCCGTTCGCCCGCGAAGTTACTATTCCTCGGGGGATCGTAGGCACTCATGCCATTGGAGGCTGGGAAGCGGGCTGGGCAAATGAGTTGATCTGGGTCGGAGACGACTTTATAGTGTATAAACTCAATGGATACACTCCAGTACCGATCTCTACCAATGATGTCAGTAGGGCAATTCAAGAGGCTGTGCTGGCCGGGGACAGGGATTTGATCGAGGTCACTGTCTATATGTTCGAGAAGAATGCCTTTTTGGCGATAACTGCTCACGGACGGTTCACTTGGGAGTACAATCTCTCGACCGGAGAGTGGAACGAGCGGATGTCGTACAGTCGAGATGACTGGAAGGGCATGAAGTCGGTACGAATTTTTGATCGCTGGCTGATCGGAGACGAATATACTGGAGAACTGTACGAACTTCGAGGGGGCTACTTCTTGGAGGGTACTGATCCACTGATTTGGCATGTTGAGAGTGGGGCGCTCTCGGATTTTCCGAGGGGAATGGTCATTCCGAGGGCGAGTTTCAACTGTACTACCGGTGTAGGAGACTTCGGAGCCGTAGAGGATCCAAAAATCGAGATCTCATGGTCTCTTGATGGCGGCTATCACTACGGAAACCCTGTTATTCGGCGTCTTGGTGGCCCAGGACTAACAAAGTCCCATCCATATATCCTCAGTAGTGGACTGTCACGGGGACAGGGTGTCAGATATCGGCTCAGAGTGTCTGATAACGTCCACGTTGGGCTATCTGGCGGGGTCATAGAGACTGAACAGAGAGGATTCTCGGGATGACTCTAGAAGCCCCGCGTGATCCATTCTCCGAGGTCGTTGATGAGCGTCGCAGATGGATGCCTGACTGGTATTCGTGGCTGCAGACCCTCATATCTGGAATAAACACCGAGATAGCTGGATTGAATACAGGTTCGCTGAGCGACTACACAGAAGGGACCTGGGTTCCTACGATAACCTTTGATACTCCAGGCGATCTGTCTGTCGTTTATACTACTCAGTTTGGTATCTACAGAAAGATCGGCACTCTCATTCACGTAGCCTTTAACATAGCAACCAGCACTTTCACTCACACGACCGCCGCTGGTAACCTGCATATATCCCTGCCATTTCAACCAGCTACCACTCCAGCCATTAATCAGAGAACTGGCACTCTCTACTTCCAGGGAATTACAAAAGTAAACTATACCCAGTTTGTTGTCTCTTTTGAGAACTTAGCAGGACCATTTGCTATTGTTGATGCTTCTGGTTCTGCTCAAGCTCTAAGCGTTGTGACCGCCGCAGATATGCCAACTGGCGGTACTGTTGAACTTCGAGGTGGCGGTACATACGCTACCAGCTCATAGGAGACGATAATGGCCTTCGATCCTTTCTCAATCTTCACTGGCAGCGCTCAGGAAAAAGCCGCGCAACAGACACAACAGTATCTTCAACAGCAGCAGGCTCAGAATGCTGCCCAGGCGGCTGCGGCACAGAAAGGCGGTCTCGCCGCCTTGCAAACAGGCCAGACCGGCGCGATCGGGGCTATTCAGCCAGCGATCGGCACCGCCAGAAACGATATCACGACCTCGACTGGCTCCGGGTTGAATACTCTGTATGGAGGTCAGGTCCAG